GCCAGTAATTGAACAAGATCACCCTCGACAGCATCGCCGCTGCCGAGAATGACCTCTTCGAAAAGGGCCACAACTTGATACCCAAAGACGCCGTACCGATGGAAGATGAACACGTTGAAGTCGTCGTCACCCACAACATCTTCGACGATTAACTTGTCTCGGATGTTGGATAGGGTGACGCCGGCCTCACGCGCGTTCCAGGAAACTTCCACGCCGGCGGCTTTGAGCATTTTGCGGTCCTCAGAGAAACGCTCCAGCTGGATGCTGAAGCGTTCTAAGAATATGTCCCGCAAACAGGGCACGAAGCGAAATTCATAGGCATAGCCTAAGGCTTTACCCATGAAATATGCCGGGTCAGACACGCCGGCATTGAGGTTGGCACGCATGTTAAAACGTGCCAGGGCCTTACCCAGCAGTGGGACCGTGAGGTGCGTCACTGGCTGGGAAGGCCGAGGGATGAACAGCTTGCTGAGAAATGAACAATTGACAAGCCCCCGAAAGCGCTTGACCTTGGCGTCCATTTTCGCCTCGCTGGCTATCCCCTGGTACGTCTTGGCAGCGTATCTCCCAAGACCCTCAATGCGAGCAAGCATGTCGTCGCCGAGCAAAAGAGCGTTGCAACGAGTGGCGCGTTGCGCATTAAGGAATGCAAAAAGGATGCATGCATTCCAAAATGTGTTCCGGAAAGTGGTGTCAGTGGCACCAGTGGGGAGCTGGTTGTCAAGCTCAGCCCTAACTCCGTGCTTCTTGTTGGACACAACAAAATGGTTAGTCTTGCTGTGTAAGCGGATGAACCATTCGGGACAACCCAAACGGCGCATCAACATTATCTCAAGAAGCATCACGTCAGAGCATTGCTTCATGTCATTGGCGCTAAAGTCGCACTCAATGAACTCCCCACTGCCACCACTGACAAAAGGAGTGTAAACTTCAGGGGTCTTTTTATAGGCCGCCTTGAAGCGATATTTTCCATCCATGCGGTTGAAGCACGCATCCAGGCGTGACATCAACTCGCAAAAGAGTGGACCAGAAAGAGCGTTGT